GGTCGTTGTTTAGCACCAACAATTGCTGCTTCTTCTGGAGTGCAGGTCATTCTGGTACCCCTAAATCCTACGGGGCAGATTCTACCTTTTTCCATTACCCAAAGATGGTATTGATTTGCTTCATCAATGAGTTCTGATTCACGAGGATAAATCTCGATTCCCTCAAACTCTTCACCTACTAATTCGTTCTTGATTCGCTGTAGAGCGCGCCAGTCATGGATTGGTTTTTTGTCCCTACGCTTGATGGACAAGTACTTCCACGGGTGTCCCTCTTCGTCTTTAACTTCCTTTATGTTGACTTGATAAACATCGTTGACGAAGCACTCAGTTTCCTTGCGCCACCTCATCATCTCGTCCCACTGTTCTTGAGAGATGTGGTCTGGCTTTGCTGTGGTTGGGTAATTACCGATATGCCACTCGCCCCATGTTCGTGGTTGAGTCCGCCCCGACTTCTTTTTCTTAGCCATTATTTTCTCCTTTATTAGGTTGTCATCAGTATATCACCACATTTATACTTTCGTTGTGATACTCTTTTATTAACCTTGTTAGGAGGTGAATGTGATGATATTCGAAAAAGGAATATTTGTAGAGCATAAGAATGTGCGACAGGCAGTCAATGTCGGTTGTGCACTTTGCTTCACAGGAATCGCAGACGCGAGAAGTCATGTAGGCTCTCCGTTCTGTGAAGAGCAAAGCATCGCATCTGGCGGCCGTTGGGCTCATTGCCAGTGTGATACTTGCAAATCAGCAACTAACTGATTTTAAAATTAAATTAGTAAGCGGCAAGTTGTGGATACTTTCGTCCCTAAGTAAGGGTTTGGTAGCGGGAGGGAATAGTAAACGGCAACGAATAGGGGAATTATACAAGATGGAAAAATTACAAAAAAACTTTTACGGGTCTCTTAATCATGGCTGAAAAAGTAAGAGGCGCAATGCCCAAGTCTGATTGGAAGCGACAACTTCCAGACGATGCCCTACATCGTCTACAGAGGCGCAAGTTGGTTCTTGAGACATTGAGAAAGCAAACTGCTATTGCAGAACAGCGATTGCGCAATGACATTTTTAATACATGGAGAACTGGCGAAGGAACAATGCGCGCCATCGGTGAAGCATGTGGCTACACAACCAATTGGATTTCTCTTTTGATTCAAAGAATCAAGAACGACGACACTTTGCTGGAACAGGCAATTGATGATTGGATGAAGGAAAATCCCAATGAGGAACTCAAATGAGTGACGAGAAAAAAGAAGTAAAGCACCGAAGCATCATTCGTGAGTCTTTGACCTGGCCCAAAAAGGTGACAGAGGAAAAGTATCCGTGGAAAGAATGGTTTGATGGTCATGTGTGGAGACTCAAGCAAGGCGAAGACTTTGATGTTGATATGAGGTCATTTCGCGCCGCAATCTATATGGCTGCAGATAGGTACGGATACAAAGTAAAGACTCATATTCCTCGCAAGAAGGATTGTATTTTTATTCAGAAAATTGGTAAAAAAGATGGCAAGTAAAAAGATTCCAGCAGCGAACAAACGAGCACGTAAAATAAACGGAGAAATCGTTACGACCTGCGAAATAATGGGCCCAGTAATTATCGATTTAGTTCGTGCTGGGATGACCCCATCTCGGGCTGCAGAGGCAAACAGAATATCCAAATCAACAGTATCTGTATGGATTTCCCGTGGAATCTCCGAGACAGTGCATCGTGAAAAGGGAGGAGTCCCAAACAAATCAGAAGAGGTTTACATGAACTTTTCTGAAGCACTCGCAAAGGCTGAGTCAGAATCGATGGGAGCGCTTGTCCTTTCGTGGTTTAAAGAAGCAAGAGGAGGAGACTGGAAAGCGGCAGAAAAATTCCTTGCCCGTCGTTGGCCGCAAGAGTGGGGCGACAGCAATACCGTTAAGTTGGAAGTTTCTGCTGGCGCTGGATTTGGCAATAATGACGGCAGAGATAAAGAACTGACAGCCACAGAGGATGAAGAAAGAAAGAGGGCAATCCTTTCAGCACTGGTTGAATCTGGCGACTTGCCATCAAATGTTCTTGGGGCATGGGACGAACAAGACGAAGACATCATCGATGCCGAAATAGTGGAGCCTAAAGAATGACCACGCGCGAGCAACTTGCATCGCTAACTGACTGGAAGCAGCCATGTGGATTTAAGTTCCCACACATCATGCACCCCAAGCAGCAGGCTTATTTGACTTGGACTACAACGCGCGAAGCACTTTATGGTGGTGCTGCTGGTGGAGGAAAGTCAGACACGCTTTTGATGTCTGCACTTCAGTACATCTGTGTTCCTGGCTATTCCGCGCTCCTTTTGCGTCAGACATACCCTCAGTTGTCTGGTCCTGACGGATTTATTGACCGTTGCAATGCGTGGTTGGCGGGAACTGGCGCTGTTTACGTTTCCACAAATAAGCGATGGACATTCCCATCTGGCGCGACACTTTCATTCGACCATTGCGAACGAGATGAAGACCGTTACAAGTTCCAGTCATTCGCTTACCACTTCGTTGGGGTGGACGAGTTAACCCAGTGGAAGACTGACCGTGTTTACCGTTATGTTGGATTCTCTCGTGTTCGTAAGCCAATGCAGAGCGATTCACTTCCCGCTTGCCCGCATTGCGGTTTGACATCTGCAGACATTCCGCTAAGAACAAGAGCCGCAACAAACCCTGGAGGTCCAGGAAATAACTGGGTGTACGAGCGTTTTATTCTTGACAAAAAACCAGAGCGAAAGTTTATGCCAGCAAAAATTTCGGACAACCCTTCACTTGACTCCGAGGCATACATCAAAGGTCTTAATGAACTTGATGCAATTGAGCGCGCACGACTGCTTGACGGAAACTGGGAAATTCGCGAAGAGGGTGGAATGTTCAAGCGCGAGTCTTTTCAAATTACTGGAAATTTTCCAGAAGGAATGAAGACTGTGCGCTACTGGGACTTGGCGGCAACTCCAAAGAATCGCTCAAACGACCCTGACTACACGGTCGGCGCTTTGGTGGGAACAAAAGACGGAAGATACTTCGTTATGGACATTCGCAGGATGCGAGGAAGTCCGTACGAGGTTGAAAAAATGATTCTCCAAACAGCGCAAATTGACGGTGTTTCCACCTCAATAATAATGGAGCAAGAGCCTGGTTCTTCTGGAGTCAATGTTATTGACCACTACGCCAGAACGGTATTGCAAGGCTTTATATTCAAGGGCGTTAAGTCAAACGTATCAAAGAAGGACCGCGCGCTTGTCTTCTCATCCGCTGCAGAGGCTGGGAATGTGATGCTTGCAAGGGCCTCATGGAACTCTCCGTTTATTGACGAATGCGAAGTTTTTCCATACGGTGCACACGATGACCAAGTCGACGCTGTCGCTGGCGCAATCCAGTCACTTGTGGGAAAGAAGAAATCTTCTGTTCGGATTATTCTTTAATGAAGGGCTACTGCGAAGGCAAGAAAGATATTTGCCAATTCGAAGACTGTCCAAAATTTGGAACACTAAAAGAATCAACTGACGGATTAAATAGAATTAAACAATGCGGAGATAAATCTGCACCACTATTAAGAAAAACAGCCACCCAAAAAAATATTACCAACATTTCTAAAATGTCGGAAAAGACTAAAACCCAAGCCCCACAAAGGGCGGAGGTCCGTCGTATAGTTCTTCAACGCGACATGGGGTTGTGTCAGGCGAAATTTTTGGTAACATATCTGTCATGTTCAGGTCCGCTAGATGTGGACGAAGTTATCCCAAGAGGTCGCGGAGGTGACCACCTAAATCCCGATAACTGCCAAGTGTTGTGCCGTATGCACCACCGCTGGAAACATGACAACCCCGCCGAAGCGGAAAGACTTGGTCTTACTAAGTCTTTACCACCGAAGGAGGGCCGACAGTAGGAGAGACTATTGATATCGAAACCTTTAATTACCACATTGGCAATCTGGCTTACCGCAACATTTGGATGGGTCGGGAATCAAGCAAACAACTCAGTGAGCGCACAAGGCGCACCCGTGGCAGTGGTCGCGGAAGTAACTCAACCCCAAGTCCTGGACCAAGCAGTAATCGAATCGATTCTCAGGCAAAAGTTTAAGTTGAATGAAGTATCAGAACGAGTAGCAGAACTACAAAAAGTGATAGGAACTGTCGCCGTAGACGGTCACTACGGGGTGATTACCCGCAGGGAGCACATTGAGGCACTTGAGACACTTGGCCTTCCAGTTGCAAATGTTCCAAATCAGTCAACACCCCAGTACAACATCTCCTACGATGATGAAAAGCGCTGCCCAATGTGGGAACAACTATTTGCTGAGTACGGTCTACCAGTAGACGTATTCTCTTATATTGCATGGAGGGAAAGCAGGTGCAATCCAAAATCCCAAAATGCCACTTGGAAGAACGGGGTGATGACTTACGCTCTGAACAAGAACAGAAGTTACGACACTGGTCTTCTACAAATCAACTCCTCGTGGTATTCAGCAGTTAAAAAAGTTTGCGGAGATGATGCGGTAGACAATTACATGGAAGGGCTAAAAGACCCAGTATGTAATGTTAAGTTCGCCAAGTTTATTATGGACAACAGCACTGGCAAACTGGGCAACTGGCGGGTTTATAAACTGTGATATGGTTTGCCGATGGGGAAGTTCGTTCATTTCGTAAAGTACGAGGTTGTTGAGCGCACACCCATAAGCAGGGACGTCATAGGCACTACATCGTGCGGAATGGTCGCCAATGACGAAATAGTTGTGTCACCGAACATGGAGCATGCGACATGTCTTGCATGCATCACAAATAATAAATAAACTACCCGTTGTTGTTTTTTGACAGACGGGGTACAATCAAAAAAAAAACAGTTAGGAACATAATGACATCCGCAAGAAAAGTAATGCCGATTGGCGAAGACTTAGTAAATTTGCGCAAGAATCCTCTTAGGAAATATAAAGAAGTGTCTATCCGATACAACGGTGTGACGCATAAAATTCTGCTATACGCGAAGTTCAAGAAGAAAGCATTTCCGTGGGATGCCTGGAACCAGTTTCACGCAGACAACTATGATTTCAGAAGGAATAGTGGTGAATCTTTCCAGAATTTGGTTGTAGGAGATTATCTATATCACCGAATCATCGATGGCATTGATTGGTTTCAAATAACCCCACACGGAGAAATGAAATTAATTACAATTGCAGAAAACGACCAAAGGCGAAGAGCAAAGGCATCTAGCGAATCTTCGGCAAGAGGAAGAATGACATACCTGCAACAGCACGGGAAAAAATGAGCAGTTTTAAAAATTCCTCTGGGTATAACCCAGACTTCGACATTCAGGCCTCATCCGATGTAAAACAATTTAATTTTAAAGACGACCTTCAGTACGGACAGATTGGTGAGGCGCTTGTTGCGACAATGCTCGATGCGCTTGTCAATAGTTCCTTTGAGATAAAGACAGATAGGTATAGGAACGGGAACATGGTTGTTGAGACAAACCAGAACCCAGGTCTAAAGGGCTGGAAGCAAAGCGGAATCAATGTGACAAAGGCTGATTGGTGGGTGTATGTTTATGCCCTAGACGGCGGCATCACGATAGTCCATACGGAAAGGTTAAAGAGATACCTGCGCCGCAACAAGCATATTTTCAACGAGGAAACAAAAAGAAATTTTGCCGAGGGTAGCGATAACCCAGCAAGGGGATTTATTCTAAAGCCAAGGCATGTAATGGATATGTTAATAAATAAAAAGTATGACGCGATTGGAGAAGATAATGGATGAAAACGACATTGGGCTTATAGCCCAAATGAGGGATTCCAACAAGTACCTGGCAAGCATTGTGAAATGCGAGGATGTAATTGAGGACTTGAATACCTATTTAGCATTTAAGAATTCTGCAGCAGTCCATTTCTTCCCAGCCCAGATTGAAGTAATTATGGATTTACTCATAGACATGAAGACTATGGTATTTGAATATTCTCAGGCATTTGAAAAAATTGACGATATGCTTGAAAAAGAGAAATTAAAAAGCCAACAATGGGCCGACTTGTTTAAACCGCAAATTTAAGATACACTCACAACAACAGGAGAATATATGTCAAAAATTTCAGGATTCGATATGGGCAGGGATGAATTTTTTATCCCGTCAAGCAGAATGAATGGACAGGACGAAGCAGTCCGAATCCCAGCAAATTTTAATCTCAACGAGGTAAACCTTGTAGTGCTAGCCCGCGAGTTGAGCCGTTCATCTGACTCATTCAACAATAAAATTAAAAAGATTAAAGACCATCTTGCTGCGCTTGAAGTAGATAAGACAACAGACATGGTTGTAATGGACAAGTCTTTTGTTACGAAGTTGGGAAAATTAGTGCAGCAAATGGAGTCAGATTTTACCGAAATCGTTCAGATTGCACAGCAACTTAAGTAATGGCAAGCAAGAAAGCAAAAGTAAAACTACAAAACAGAGTAGATATTACTTTTATTGGTGGTTCTTTTGACGGTGTGGAGTTGGAGTTTGTTTATCCGACACCAGAATATCTTGCAATGAATCTTGGTAGGGACCTATACAAAAGGGTGACTTCGACAAGATATGAATATCAGTCCGATTGGTCTGAATATAAAAAGACAATTGATAAGGAAAAAATTATCTAATGACAAACCCAAAGATTCAGACAGTTTCGATTAATGGTAATCGGCACTACAAGCATCCGAACATAAAGAACATGGTTGCTCCAAGTGTTACCTCAATTGTTGGAATGCTGCCATCTCCTTATCTTCCAAAATGGAACAGCAAGGTAACTGCCGAGGCGGCCATCAACGAGCGCGAACATATTGATTCGCTTTTGGTTGTTGCTGGAGGGAAAGTCAAAGCGATTGACTGGCTTAAGGCTGCCGCAGAACGGGAGTTAAATAAAGCAGCAGACACTGGCACTCGGGTTCATGAGGCAATCGAGCAATTGATAATTGACCCAGAATACAAGTACGATGATGACCTTCTTCCGTACCTTCACGGATTCTGGGAGTTTGAAAAACGATTTGAACCAGAGTGGATTCACGTTGAAAAATCAATTTTTTCAATTACCCACAACTACGCTGGCTCATTTGATGCAATCTGCAAGATTAACGATAAAAAGATTTTGCTTGATTTTAAGACAACTCGCTCGGGAATTTCTTCCAAAGTTGCGCTTCAGTTGGCGGCATATGCCAACGCCGATGTTCTGTTTGACGGAATAGAAGAGGTTCCAATGCCAAAGGTGGACGGAGGAGCAGCGCTTTTGCTCCGACCAGATAAATGGTCATATCAACCACTGAGGATTGATGACGATATTTTTGCCACATTCTTGGCACTTCGCAGGACATTCGAATGGGAATCCCGTCAATCAAAAACCGCTATGCTTGCTCCAATGCAGAATAAGGGGCTCCTATGAGAAAAGATATTAAACCTGGCAACTGGGATAGCGCGGCCGCACTCGTATTGAATTCAATTGCAGAGAAATGCGAACGGTACGAGATTGCAAAACAAAAAGACCAGTCGCTAATCACGGACTACGTACAACTCAACTTTGATGAAGTTGTCGACCTGGCTTTCCATACTAAAGAAGTTGACCAGGATTTTCTAGAGGAAATGTTTTTTAATCTTGCTGTTGCTGGTCTGCATGGTTATTCGCTCATCTCGGAGCAGGACCACCAGTCTTCCGCTGGTCTCGTCTACGCGACCGTAGTGGGAAAACAAAAGATGTACGGGCATGGAAATATTGCCCGTTTCGAGGTTCCAGGCATTGTCATTCGTATGAACGACAAGTTGGAAAGACTCAAGAACCTGCGTGGCTTTGATGGCCCCGTACTTTTTGAGCCCGTAAAAGATACATGGCTTGACATTTGTGGTTATTCCATAATCGCAATCATGTGGATTAGGGGCTGGTTCTTGTTAGATATGAAAAATCAGGACACAGAAAAATCAGGAGAAAAATGAGCACACAGGTAACAATGACTGGCAATCTCACAGCAGACCCAGTTCTAAAATCAACGAAGACTGGTTCTTCGCTTTTATCGGTAGGTATTGCCGTGACTCGCCGCTGGCGGGACAAGCAAGATAACTGGGAAGAGCAGACATCATTCTTTGACCTCACCGCGTGGGGGGAATTGGCCGACAACGCAGCAGCGAGCCTTAGCAAGGGTAATAAGGTCGTTGTGGTTGGGCGGCTAGAGCAGCAGGAATGGACCGACAAGAATGACGGCTCAACTAAGAGGAAGGTAGTCGTCATTGCCGACGACATTGCAGTTTCCCTTAGAAAGGCTACTGTTGAAGCAATTTCAAAGTCTGGAAACCCTGCCGCCCAAGGCGGTCAGCAGTACCAGAATTCTGGAAATAAGCCAGCAGCGGCATCATTTCTTGATGACGAACCGCCATTCTGATTGAACTTGTATGTCGCGGGGTTGCCCATAAGGAATACCAACCCCGCGACACGCAAACAATTTCAAGAAAATTTAGTGTAACTTAGTGTTGGCATATGAAATTGGCTCGGCTATTTCAAAAGAGGATTTTGGCATGTATATAGGTTTAGCAGTAGCAATGTTCATGGCTGGCCTAGTTTGGTTTATATCACCAAAGTTAAACATAGACTTGCGGGGAAGAATCTCCACAACCGCCATTGCTGGTGGTGCAACCGCCGCCTCAACTGCTGGGTTTATGTATAACGATATTGCTGGAGTGTGCGTAATCTCAGGCTGCCTAATTGGTATTGGCATTTTATTTGGATACGAGAGAGGGTAGTAAATGGCGTTCCTTCGCTCATTCAAAACGCATGACCAGCAAGGTTTTGTAGTCCCAGACAAAAAGCAGTTTTACGCTCCGTCATATGGTCCTGGTCGTCCATTAAAGCCTTATAAAGATGGCTGGGATATAGAACGCTCAGTAACCCAAGCGCTTGACAGGGTCACTTGGGTATATAAAGCAGTTTATGCAATCGCCTCAAATGCTGCCTCACTACCGATTGCTATTAGAAAAGGTGACTGGAGAATCGGCGAACTAACATACGACGGCCCAATTTTGCAGATTATGAATCGCAATGCAAACCCTGGGCAAGATGCTTTTTCTTTCCGCTTCATGCTTTCATCGCAGTTGTTGCTTTCTCAGCGCGGTGCGTTTGTGGAAATTATTCGAAATCGTATGGGGGAAGTTGCGGCGCTCGTCTTGCTTCCGCCGCAATACACCTTTCCGATTCCAGACCCAGACCGATTTGTCTCTGGGTTTTCTGTTGAGTACCCGAATACTCCAAAAAGAATTATTGATGCTAAAGATGTAATTTGGACAAGAGTTCCACACCCAATTGACCCATTCAAAGGACAGACACCACTTGAGTCTGCTGGATTGGCAATTGAGTATGACTACTACGCAAAGGTTTTCAACCGCAACTTCATGGTCAATGATGGACGTCCAGGTGGAATTCTTGTAATCAACGGCGACATGGAAGAAGAGCAGGCGGAAGAAATTCAACGCCGATTTAAGGGAAGCACTGGCTCCAACATCGGCGGCGCTGGTCGTCTAACCGTAATGTCTGCGGACGACGCAAAGTTTATCGATACATCCACCAATCAAAGAGACGCTCAATACATTGAGGCTCGCCAAATGAATAAAGAAGAAATCCTTCTTGCTTTTGGTGTTCCAGAATCGGTAATCGGAAACGCATCAAATAGAACATTTGCTAACGCAGATGTTGAACTGGAAGTGTTCTGGAGAGAGACCATGGTTCCTCACTTGACCCTTCTTGAGCGGGCCTTTGATAAATTAGACGAAGACCCAACAACATATTTTGCTTATGACCTATCTTCGGTTGCAATTTTGAGTCGAGACGACAGAGAGCGTTCGCGGTTCCATCTTGAAGAGTTAAAGCAGGGTGCAATTTCAATCGATGAGTATCGCGAACTCACTGGGCGCGAAGGCGTGGGAATTGATGAGTTGCTCATTCCGACGAACCTTTCACCAGTCGTTATGCAGACAAATAATAGCGGGCAGCAAGCAACAGAAGATGGCGCTCCTTTGAATCCAAATCAAAGGCCTGGTCGCCGTCCAGCGGATGCCCCAGACCAAGCGCTTCCAAATGCAACGCCAAACTCGCGACCAAACGATTCGATTGAGCCGACCAATCCTCCAAGCCCAAGGCCAATCTTTACTCCGCCACTAACACCCCTAGCGCATGATATTGAAGAGTCAAAGTCTGCCGAGGATATTGGTGTTCGCCGCGCGCGACAGATTACCCGCCTTGAGCAAAGCGTTGCTCTCCAGATTGGGTCAATGTTGAAGCGCCAGGAGCGAGTCACGATTGAAAAGGCGGCCTCGAAGAAGATTAAGGAAAAATGGGATTCTGGCGAGGGAATTAAGGCAGAAGATATTTTTGATGTTTCCGTATGGAATGAACAACTTGTTTCTGACGCAAAAACATGGGTTGCTTCAGTGTTCCTTGATGGGGCAATCGAAGTAGCATCAACAAAAGTTGATTCCTTGAATCCAGGAAATGTAACGATGGATGAAATTGCTAGCCCACGAATTAAGGCTATTTCATCTATTAACGAGACGAGCAAGCGGAACATCGAGAAGATTATTAGCGAGCACCGCTCAAAGTCGCATCAAGAATTTGTCACCGCTCTTAAGGCATGGTTCGCTTCAGCCTTTAGTTCACGAGTCAAGACAATCTCCAAAACGGAAGTTGGTGGGGCGTTCAACGCTGGTCTCCTATGGGCAGCAAAAGAACTCGGATATACAAAAAAGACATGGGTTCACCGCCCAAGTCAAGACTCAGCACGCAATGAACATGCTGAACTTGCCAGTCAGACAGTCGGCATCGACGAGAAGTTTGAGATTAATGGCAAGTCCGCAATGTACCCTGGAGACCCAGAAGCACCAACTGAGTTTGTGATGAACTGCAGTTGCACACTTTTGTTTTCATAGACTATACGAAATTAAATAGTTAGTCTCTACATTACAACATTTACTGCAATTTTCTGCTACTCTTCTTGCAGGAGGCCGTTTTGGAACACAAACAAGTATCAGTTTCATCAGTTCGTGGCATTGATGATGTAGATGGAATCGTTGAGGCAATTGTCTCCGTTACAAATATTGTCGACTCCGTAAACGATGTAATTGAGCCAGGCGCTTATAAATTAACGCTAAAAAAGCGCAATCCTAAAGTCGTATGGTCTCACGATACGAATATTCCAGTAGGCAAAACCCTCCGTGTTGAAGAACTTCTTCCTGGCGACCCACGCCTTCCGAATGACTTGATTCAGCAGGGTGCTGGAGCGCTTCTTGTAAAGATGCAGTTCAACCTGAACACAAGCCGTGGGCGCGATGCATTTTTTGATGTTCAGTTCTTTGGGCCAGAACAAGAGTGGTCAATTGGTTATGCAGTTCCAGAAGGAAAGTACAAAGTTGATGAAAAGTCTGGAATTCGCTATATCAAGCAACTTGAACTATTTGAGTACTCACCAGTAATTTTTGGTGCTGCACCAAGCACCCGCACATTGAGCCTCAAAGAAGATGGCGCTGATGTTGAATCAAAGGCTCCTGGAAAGTATGCGGATATCAATTTCAGCATTCCGTCTGGAGTCAAGAAGCAGGCAGAAATTGGACTGAATTGGTCAAAAGAATATAATCGCGGCGGAACAGAAGTTGGAAAAGCAACTGCAAACTATATTCTAAATAATTCTACTGTTAGCCCAGAAAAGGCTCGTCATATTGCGCGCTACTTCCCACGCCACGCAGTAGACCTAAAGACTCCAGCAAACAGCAAGCCAGGCGCTGAAGGGTACCCAGGCGCTGGATTGATTGCTTGGAAACTTTGGGGCGGAAACGAAGGTTGGCGCTGGTCGCAAAAACTCGTTGATGCAATGAACTCACGAGATGAAATGAAAGCAGAGCCAGATGGTCTCAAGACTGGAGACTTTGTTTCTTGGCGTGCATCTGGTGGTCGTGCATACGGTCGCATTGAGCGCATTGAGCGCAATGGAGAAATAAATGTTCCAGATAGTAGTTTCACTATCACTGGAACTCCAGAAGACCCAGCAGCACTTATCCGTGTTTACCGCAAAGAAGGTCTTGATTATTCTCCTACCGAAGTAAGAGTTGGACACAAGTTCTCAACACTTACAAAAATGAACGGGCCAAAGAAAGATGTCTACACTGATATGCCAGAAGGCAATCCAGGCTCTTTCGGCACTCCACAAAGAATCGGAACTACCCCAAACAAACCAGAAGAGAAGCCTTACAGCATCGAGCAAGATGTTCAGGGCTGCAATGGATATGCAGTCGTTAAGGTTGGAGAGGGAATGGTTCCAGGTGGATGCCACCTTACCCTTGGAGAAGCACAGGCGCATCTCGCAGCACTAAATGAGGCAATGCAAGATGAGAAAAACGGTTATGGCGAATCAATGCCAGAGCCAGACCTGGTTCCTCATCAAGACGACATGATTGAAGGTTTTGCCGAGCAGCAAGAGATGGGTCTAAACCCTCGCCAATTCACGATGTACGACCTATTTGAAACTATGGCTGAAGAGTTCGGGATGTGGGACCAAGGAAGTGGCGCAGATGGCGCTCACTACATGGAAGAAAATCCATTCGCCGCAGAAGGAATGAAGTGTTCCAACTGCGTTTTCTTTGAGGGTGGGAAAAAGTGTGAAATCGTTTCTGGCAATATTGAACCAGAAGCAATTTGCAAGTTGTGGATTATCCGCGAAGAACTTTTAGCAGAACCAAAGATGCGCTCTGAAGAAACCGTTGGAATGAAATCTGCAGAAATTGAAGAAGAAGTAAAAGATGCAGGTCCAAACGGTCGAGTTATCCCAAGACACAAAACTGGCGTAAACATGTCGCGTGCATGGGATAAGACAATCCCATATAAAGACATGAAATCGCCAGCAACTCCTTCTTACTACAATCGTATTTTTGCATTCCAGAATCCAAATACAACTGGAGACCGCAAGACTCATTATAACTTTATTCACCACTATGTTTCCGCAGATGGAACTCCAGGTGAAGCATCATATTCAGCATTGATTAACTCAATGGCTGTTTTGAACGGCGGTCGTTCGGGAACAGTTCTTCGCGGAGAAGCGCGCCGTGGTGTTTACAACCATATTGCTGCCCATTATCGTGACGCTGGAAAAGAACCTCCAGAACTGAAATCAGATGAGTTTGTTGACTTCATCATGATTCAAAAAGGAATTATTTCTAAGCCACTCAGCCCAGATTCTGGCATTGAGGTAAAGGCTGCTGGTGGACCAGTCCCCAGTCACTCAACTGCGGTTCGCGACGATGAAACACTCGACCGTTCTGCAATCCTAAACACTCGCTCCCCAGAAGACCCTTCCTATTACAAGAAGATTTTTGCATACCATACTCCTGGTACGGATGGAACTCGTAAGACCCACTACACATTTATCCATCATCATGTTTCAGAAGATGGGCGACCAGGCGCTGCTGCTTATTCAGAACTAAGGTCAGAAATGGCAATCCTTAATGGTGGTCGGGGTGGCACGATTCTTCGTGGTGAAGACCGCAAGGCTGTGTACAACCATCTCGCACGCCACTATCGCGATTTTGGGAAGAAGCCACCCGAACTTAAGTCAGATGAGTACATTGATAATGTTATGATGCAAAAAGGCCTCATTAGTGAGCCACTATCTATCACGGAGAAAAAAGATGAGCAAGATTAATATTGATTCCTACAAGTCCCTTGTTGGACAGCAGGCTGTATTGAGCGATGACAGCATCGGCATCATCGTTGGCATCTCCGAAAGTGGCGAAGCATTGATTCAGAAGTGCCTTGACATGGAAGGTCTTGAGGAAACAGATGAAACTGTTTTAATTTCTGTACAGGATGTAAAACTGCGCACTTTTGTGGTCATGGAAAAAATCGATGAAGGAATGACCGAAGGCGCCCTCGTTTCGTGGGAAACATCAAATGGCGCATACTACGGAGATATTCTGTCATCATCGACAGAGGGGACAGTCCGCGGAGAGCCACAGGGCCTTGAAATTGAAGGGTCTGCCGAGCGTCCAGCCTATATCGTACGGGTATGGATGTATGATGAAGACGAATGGATGGCTACTAATGTTACTGTAGTAGCATACGGTGATGCATTGACTATGGTTGAAGAACTTCCAGAGCCAATGGATGACGAAGACCCAGAAG